CCATTTTCATAATTAATTTAATTAAAAAATTGGAATATAAAATGTTACAGTCTATCATCAATTTTTTCAAACATTTATTTTTCGAAGAAAAACAATGTAAACAATTTAATGCTTTCGTAGATATGCATCAAATTCACGAAGAAAACGTATTAAATCGTTTGTCCACTATCGAGAATAAAATAGATGTATTAGAAAAACAAAAAGCTGCTCTAACTGCAATTCTCGATAAAATTGAACAATTAATCGAAGAATTAAAAGATAGAGCATGAATAGCCTCCTTAAAGAATAACTAAACGGTAATAATATATTGAGCCGTTTAGTTATTTTTTTAGTAATAAAGGAGGATTTTAATGTTTTCTCAAATGTTAAAAGAAAATGGAGAATTTTCTTTAACCCGTTTTTTGGCATTTGCAAGCTTTATATCTTTCATCCTTGTTACTATAATCATTATGATTGTTAACTTCTATTTTTCGTATGACCCAGGTTGGTATAATACATTTGCTACTTCAACAGTAGGTGGTACTTTCATCCAACCTATTAATAAATTAATTAATAGTAAATTTAATACTGCTAAGGGTTCATATCAAGAAATGCCTATTACGGAAGGTACTGAAGAAGACACTAAGATTTCTAATAAGGACGTAAAATAATATGTGGAAAATTACAGATGATGATGTACAACGTATGGCATTAGATGCTCAAGGTAAGATTAATAAAATCTATGTCCATTGGACAGCTGGTCATTACAACCAAACATTTGGTGATTATCATATTAATATCACTGGTGATGGTTCTATGTATACAGATACAGACGATTTTACAGAAGTAAAAAATCATACGTATCGTAGAAACACAGGTGCTATTGGTATTGGTGTATGTTGTGCATATGGTGCAACTGGACAAAATAATTTAGGTCCAGAACCTCCTACTCAAGCTCAATTAACACAAGTAACTCGTGTGATTGCTATGTTATGCATTGATTTGGGTTTACCAGATGATATTCAACATGTGCTTACTCACGCTGAGGCAGCTGATAATAAAGACGGCTGGTATGCACATGAACCATACGGTCCAGATTCTACAGTAGAGCGCTGGGACTTTGATGTTGTACATGAAGGTGATGAACCACGTTCTGGTGGTGCATGGCTTCGTGGTACTGCAAGATGGCATGGAGCTCAATGGGGTTCTAGCATCTAAAATTATGTAATAAGAAAAGACCTTTTGTTTTTTATTAAAGAGATAAAAGGTCTTTTTTTAATACATAACTTTTAATAGTTGACAAAACTATTTTTTAGAAGTAAAATAAAAAATATAAATTACATTATTAGAAAGGCGGTGAATATAATGACAAATTTTATTGTTCAATTTCCTCTCAAAACAGAAAAGTATCAAGAAGATATTTTAGATAAACGTTTTGAAATTGGTAGACAAATCTATAATTCTTTAGTAAATATAACTCAAAAAAGATATAAAGAAATGACTAAAACTAAGAAATATAGAAATCTTATGTCGCAGTTAACAAGAAATAAAAAAGAAGATAAAATTATTTGGAAACAAATTAATGATATTAGAAAACAATATGGTTTTTCAGAGTATTCATTTCATAATGATGTAAAAAAAATACAAAAATATTTTTCTGATAATATAGATTCTCGAACTTCGCAAAGAATAGCTTCTAATTTATGGAGAGCATATGAAAAGTTATTTTATGGAAATCGAAGAAAAATATATTATAAAAAATATAATAACTTTAATTCTTTAGAAGGAAAATGGAATAAATCTGGTATTCGTTTTAGAGATAATTTTGTCTTATGGAATGGATTAAAAATTCCAGTTAAAATTAATTACAATAATCAATATGAATATCAAGCATTAGAATCTGATATTTCATATTGTCGTATTATTAGAAAATATATACGAAATAAATATAAATATTATGTTCAGATTATTTTTAAAGAAAATCCACCAGTGAAAATAAATAAAGAAACTGGTGAAATAAAACATCCTATTGGTCAAGGTGATGTTGGTATTGATATTGGTACTTCTACTATTGCTTATTCTTCTTCTACTGACGTTAAAATATTAGAACTTGCAGATAGAGTTCAAAATATTGAAAATCAAAAAAGAAGATTATTAAGAAAAATGGATAGAAGTCAAAGAATTATGAATCCTAATAATTATCATGAAGATGGTACCATTAAAGACCAAGGAAGTAGAAAATTAATTTGGAATAAATCAAATCATTATATTAAATATCAAAATCAATTAAAAGAATTATATCGTAAACAAAAAGATATAAGAAAATATCAATATGAATGTTTAGCTAATCAAATTATTTCTCTTGGTGATACTATTTATGTTGAAACAATGAATTTTGCTGGACTTGCTAAAAGAGCTAAAAAGACAGAGAAAAATAGCAAAGGTAGATTTAAACGCAAGAAACGTTTTGGCAAATCTATAGCTAATAGAGCTCCATCTATGCTATTAGAAATCATAAATAGAAAATTATCTTATTATGACAAACAGTTAATTAAAATTGATACTTGGCATACTAAGGCAAGTCAATTTAATCATTTTGATGAAACTTATAAGAAGAAAAAATTATCTCAACGATGGAATGATTTTAATGGCATTAAAATTCAAAGAGATTTATATTCTGCATTTTTAATAATGAATACAGCGAATGATTTAAAAAGTTTTGATATGAATAAATGTAATGAAAGATTCGAAAATTTCTATAAACTTCATAATAAAGAAGTAAAACGATTAACTGGACATAAAAATTTAAGTAGTATAGCAATTTAATGTATATTTAATTTATTTATAGGTCTTGACATGGGCCTTACACTATCGCTAATTTATTCGTTGGAATAATTGATAGTAAAAATTTTATAGAAACAAATGAGTCTCTTGTACTTTCGAGTATATTTGGAAGTTTGTGTATATAAAGTCCCAACATATTTTAATTGTTGGAGTGTCAGAAAACTATTGAAAACCTTGTATTATATTGGTGTGGGCATTTCGTTTCTCCCCCTAGAAATGCTCGCATATTCACTCCTATAGGATATAGATAGACAGATTGAACTCCTTTCAAATAAATAAACACATATAAATTGTACGGAAATAATAAAAAAAATTTTAACCTCCCTGTTAAAATAAAGACTCGTAGAAATAAATACAAACAACAAGATAATTCACCTTTCTTTAAAATAAGATTCTCACAATGATAATGCGCCTGTCTGTCTATATCCAACACATGTTCTTGTAGTTCAATTAGAATACCTTTAACTTCAAAGGAGATTTACGTTAAAGTCGTAACGAGAGCATTAATTATTATATTAGGGTTTTACTTTTCCCCTGCATCGATATTACATGTTTATACTTTTTGAGATGTTTTAATAAGCATAGGTATAATATCCAGTTACGTTTTTAATGTACGAGTGTGGGATGCGAATAATCGAAGAGCATAAAATATCTTAGAGGCCCAGCTGGTGGAAGGCCAGCATACTTGCTCGTGTGGCGAAATTGGCAGACGCAAAGGTCTTAGAAACCTTTGATAATAATATCGTGTTGGTTCGATTCCAACCATGAGCACCATTATATTTTAATTGCTGTATTTTTTAAATAAACCACATAAAGGCAAACTCCCAAACAAAAGGTTTTCAACCACTCCAACATGCGAAGGATACAGCGATTAAAATATATTCACATTAATAGTATAGCGTTAACCATTTTTTTTTAATTTTTTAAATAGAGTACATTGTAAAACTGTTAAAAATTAAGAAGCTAAATACATTATAATTTTCTAGTGGTTAAGGCTATACTATTTTTTGTTTTATGACAAAAAAAGGAAAACAAAAAATGAGACAATTAACTAAAAATACAACAATTGAAGATATTATTTTTGACTTAAAAGATGATGGTCAAAATGAATTAGCAGAATGGCTTCAAGAAAATTACATTGTTAATAAAGCTATTAATGAAGAAGCTATGTGTCAAGATAGCTATGATGAAGGCTATGAAGTTGGTTACGATGATGGTTATGATGAAGGCCGTAACGATGCTTCTGAAGAATTTAATATTGAATCTTATGAAAAAGGCTATAAGCAAGGCTTAATCGATGCTAAAAAATCAAAGTAGGTTACATTCTATAGCCTAATTACCAAAAGCCTTTTCGGCATAGAATTATAAGCAGTGGTATGCTTGACTTGGGTGTAAGTCGCCAAGCATCGATATCTATTCCGATGTTAAAAATAATAGAGTAGTCGTTTTTGTGCACCCACTTTTTGCGACGATAAATATTAAAACTGGGGGTATCTTAATATTCAGAGGTTATGTATATTATGCACATTAAACCTTTTATTTTTTATTCTAACCTCTGAATATTTCATGTTTCTGATAAGGTAATTGCCTTAAAAGAAGCTTTTATCATTTTTAGAAAAGATGTGTTTACAAAATTTTCATTTTAAATCTCCTAAACAAATAAAATAAAAATTTACCTATCAAACCTCATAAAAATTCTAGTATAATTAGCACATCTTTTCTAAACTATTTATTGACAATATATTTTTAATAATATATAATTTTATTATCATTCCGGTGTAGTCCAATAGGTAGAGACAATTGACTGTTAATCAGTGTGTTGCATGTTCGAGTCATGCCACCGGAGCCAATCACATTGTACGCTATATGTACAATGTATTTTTTTTACTCAAAATAAGAAGGAGAAGAATAAAATGCCTAGTTGGATAGAAGGACAAATTAAATTTCGTGGTACGCATACTAATCTTGTAAATTTTCTTGAAAAGGGTATTTTAAAAGAATCCTTTAGAGATATATTAGGCGGAACATATCATATGCTCGAGCCTGTAATTAAAGTTAAAGAAGATTATATTTATGGCTTAAAAGAATATTTAATTATTAAGAATTTTAATAAAGCTATGATTACTGAACATAATTATGAAATTCTTTTTAAAGATGATACTAAAGAAGATGAATATATTTTTGTGTCAGAAATTCGTAGTGCTTGGGATTTATCTAAGCGTGAATTATTAGATTTAGTTAAAGACTTTCATATTGATGTGAAAGGTCATATGTCTGAATTTGGTAGTTGTACTGAATTAGATTTTGAAATTTTACGAGATGGTACTGTTAAAAGTTATATTCATACTAATTATGAAAGTAGTGCAGAATATGCTTGGCAGGCTACTACGCCATTAAACGGTGGTTAAAATGCTTATTGAAAATTATAAAGAAAGATTTCTAAAAAGGCTGAATGAAATGACAGCAGAAGAATTAACTGCTATCTTTAAAGAAGTATTCGGTCCAGAATTAGATAAAAAAGAAAAGGAAAATAAAGATGAATGAAGATATTCGTTTTAAAATTGTTGAAGAGATTTGCTCTAATTTAGAAGAATATCTTTATCAACAACATAATCAAAATTATATGGCTCCAGTACATATAAATATCTTAAAACATATATCTAAAAAAGTAGATGTTATGTTAGGTGTTGCTACTGGAGATTATGAGGAATCAGAATATAAAAATATTTTAGAAATGGAGAAAAGAGGATAATTATGTATTTCATCATTTACATTTTAATGAGTTGTTTTGCATTTACTTTATCTTTAGTACGTGGTCATGATGTTCGAGAAAGTTATTTTCGAGCTCCATTAGGTTCTATTTATATTGTATATGCACTGTATCAAATTCTTGTTGGCGACAAAGTTGTTTATGATAAGCAAAAAATGAATCGTGAAGAGCAACAAGAAAACAATAAAGAAAAAGATTTAGAAAATATTATTATTAAGTTTTAGTAGGTGAAATAATTGTTGTGGTTATTACATTATATCTTATTAATCGTTAGTGCTGTATTTTTTGTAGTTGCATTATTTACAGTAATTACATCAGTTAGATTTTTAAAAGATAAAGAATTTAAAGAGGAAATAAATAGCAGTCTTAAATATCAAAAATATGGCAAAATGACTGATAAAGAAGTAATTGAATATGGCTCTATTGCCGTAGCTATATTCTTATTTTTAAGTTATTTATTTTATCGTTTTGCAGGTTAATTATGGATTTCTATAAAAAAATACAGTCAGATATTCATTATCTAACTGCGAAAGAAATTGCACAGATATTAGGTATCTATAATCAAAAAAATGAAGTAGATACTAATTTCGTAAGAAAATATTTTAATTATTATTTACCAGATAATGTAGATGAAATATATTATTCTGGTAGAAATTTAACTAAAGTATATCCATTCCAAGATAATGAAGATTATTTTAATGTATTCGTCAAATTAATTAAAGAAGTATTCGATTCTACGTATTTGGCTAAAGGTTTTTGGTCAAATACTATTATTGTAGTTAATAATAAAGAATATGAATTGCAAATTAATTTAGATGAATTCAGAATTACATATAAAATAATTTACGAAAAACTCTTGAAAAAAGAAAATCTTTCGGATATACTATAAATACTTAATCTATTATTTAATTTGAAAGGAAATTACTATTATGACTGAAATGACTATTCGTGCAGCGTTGACTAAAAAGAAAATGCTAGACAAACAAATTAAAGAAATGAGCAGAGAAAATTTCTTCGCTATCGTATCTAAGAATGAAACATTTATTGAAGGTATGACTCGTAAAGAATGGGAAGAACGAGTACAAGCTCGTTTCAATTCTTTTAATGATAAAGTAAAATATCGTGATGCTCTTAACGTAGCAATTTTGCATGCTAATGCAATTAATTTAATTGATGTTCCTAAATTCAGTGGTTTAAATTCTAAAACAACAACTGAAATGGAACGAATTAGTTTCGCTGCGGCAATTTCTCGTAAGGGATATTACACTGAATTGTTACAATACGTAACTCGTATGATTAGTGTTCGTAACGAAGCAAGCTCTATGTTCAGTACTCGTGTTCGCGAAGCCGAATCTACAGTACGTAATCGTATGAACGCTGAATATGGCAATACAGCTGTTGCAGTATCCTCTTCTGAACGTAATAAACGCGAAGAAGAAATGCTTAAACAATTGCTTCCAGATTTCTTGGACCCAAATAAATTATCCACATCTCTTGAAGATGTAAAAGATTTCTTGGAAAATTATATTGCTGAAATCGATTCTATTCTTGGTCATGCTACTGAAATAACTATGGTTATGGTGCAAGACTAATTAATATATTATTATAATATAATTATATTGCTGGTATATCGAAAAAATTTCTAAGATATACTCCGGTTTTTATTGGTATAGTTGGTAGTTCCGGTCAAAATAAAACCAACTATGCACTCATATTGAACATGAAGAATAAAACGTGGTAAGTTGCTCAGTTAACCGCCTACATAGACAGAAAGTATGGCGGAACTGGAGTGATTAAAAGCGAGTTCGAGATGCTCATCAAAATCTCATAATCATTAATCAATAATCTATTTACTGTAATAAAGATGAATTATGGCGGAAACGCATATGGGAACATATTACAAGATTAAGCTATTAATCATTAATTTAACTCGTAATCCATTATTATTAAGTTCTTAATGTTTAATCTGAAATCATTATAAAAACCCTACGGTTAATTTTTCGCTCTAGTATATAGCATTAAATTTTTATAGTAGGCTGATATATCGGCAATATTCTATCGGAACAATAAGGTGACAGTCTTAGAGGTCCGCATTTTATATATAAAAAGAGACATGGCTTTAGGGTCATGTCTTTTTTAGATACCTTGTATTATAATGGTATGTTATTTTTTATTTTTTTGAAAGGAAGACAAAATGGCAGAAACAGTATATGATAAGTTGTTGCAGGATAGAATTATCTTATTAACGACTGACGTAAATCCATTGTCTGCTAATGATGTAAAAGCAAAATTATTATATCTTGAGGCAGAGGACCCAGATGCAGATATTTATCTGTATATCGATAGTCCTGGTGGCGAAGTACATACTGGTCTTGGTATTTACGACGTAATGAATTACATTAAATGTGATGTTAATACAGTATGCATTGGTGAAGCATGTTCTATGGGGGCTTTTTTATTGTCTAGCGGAGCTAAAGGCAAACGATATGCATTGCCTAATTCTCAAATTATGATTCATCAGGTATCGGCTGGCACTCAAGGCAAAGCAACAGACATGGAAATCTCTTTAAAACATGTACTTAATTTGAAAAATAAATTAAGTGAAGTCATTGCTAAAAATACTGGCAAAGATATTGAACAAGTTAAAGCAGATATGGAGCGAGATAAATGGCTTACAGCTCAAGAAGCTCTTGAATATGGTTTAATTGATGAAATTATGGAGGTGAGAGAGTGAACGAAGATATTGCAAATTTAACGTGTAGTATTTGTGGTAAACATTCTGAAGATAATCCGAATGTAGTTATGTTACGCACAAAAGATACAGTTATTTGTTCTGATTGTATTCGCAGAATGTATGATTGTGTAGCTCCTAATCTTATTCCAGTAGAAAATTTTGAAGAAGAAACTACTCCTGAAGACCAAGAACGAGAAGAATTTCAAAGCAAATTAAGCATTACACCAAAAGAAATTAAAGAACATCTTGACCAATATATTATTGGACAGGATATGGCTAAAAAAATGTTAGCAACTTCTGTCTATAATCATTATAAGAAAATTAAAATGAAAATGAATAATCCAAATAATCAAGATATTCAAGAAATAGACAAAAGTAATGCACTTGTTGCTGGCTCCAGCGGCAGCGGTAAAACTGCGATTGTAAAGCATATTGCTAAGATTTTAGAAGTGCCTTTTACGATTGCAGATATTACATCTTTCTCTCAAACTGGTTATGCAGGGCGAGATGTAGAAACAATTTTGCGTGATTTAGTGTCTGCGGCAGATGGTGATATTGAAAAAGCAGAAATTGGTATTGTATATATTGATGAAATCGATAAAATTTCTCGCAAGCAAAAGAAAATTGCAACATCTGCTGACCCAGCTCATGAAGCAGTACAACAAGGTCTCCTTAAATTAATTGAAGGCTCTGTTGTTGATGTACCTAAATCTGGTGCTAGGTTAAATCCAACACAAGATACAATTAAAGTAAATACAGAAAATATTTTATTTATTATGTCAGGGGCCTTTGAAGGTATCGAAGATATCATTAAAAAACGTCTTGGTACAGATAAAAATAAAATTGGTTTTGGTTCTAAACTTCCTGTAAGTAAAAATAAAGAATCAGTAGAAGAAGAAAATAAAATCATTAACCAAATTACTGTAGAGGACTTAAAAGAATTTGGTATGTTACCAGAATTTTTAGGACGTACTCCAATTGTATGTGCAGTAGAAAAATTAAATGAAGAAACACTCATAAGAATTTTAACAGAACCAAAAAATGCATTAGTAAAACAATATCAATTATTGTTTAAAGAAGATGGGTTCGATTTACAATTTAGTGAATCTGCATTAAAACAAATTGCACATGAAGCAATTGAACGTGGCACAGGTGCTCGTTCTTTGCGTGGCGTGATGGAAAAAGTTCTTGGTGATGTCATGTTTGATTTGCCATCTCTTAATAAAGAAGATGGTTTAATTATTTATGTTGACACTATCAAAGCAGAAGATGAAGATAGAACGGATTGGCATATTGACCAATTAGTAGAAAAAAGTGAGGAAAAATAAAAATGGCAACTATTAAGATATTAAAATATTTTTTGTAATTTTAATTATAAAAATTATTTTAATAAAATAGTAGGTCTATCGGGAAACTGGTAGATAGTGGTAATTCTTACTTACCCAACTAAGACATTGAATTGCTGGAAACCCCTAAAGCTCAATTAACTACAACGTAATTTTGAAATAAAAATAAGCGTGAATGTGGCAAAAGCAAAAAAAATAATTGAGATGACACAAGGTTAAATCCTAAATGTTATGATACAATGGGAAATCAGCAGCGAAGCTCCGAATAGGAGAACGTTCAACGACTATTCCTCGTAAGGGAAGTACTGCACAAGCGTGTGGGAAGTGGTGTCGCCTAAGTTATATATTTTTTAATATATAATACGGATAAGATATAGTCTGTGCTTTAGCGAAAGCTAAAGGTGCATGTAATGGTGCCGAGTAAAAAGTAGCGTTTTTACTTGAACGAGACCTTTAATTAATTAAAAAAAATGTGATTCTAAAAATGTCCTGAAAATTTTTTACTAAAAAGTTGTATTTTCAGTAGAAATATATTATAATTATCGTTTTAATGCAGACTGTAACGGAGCATTAAATATTCTTCGCAAAAGTAAAGCTGTAGACTTAACAGTCTTATGCTGTAGAGGCGAACTGGACACGCCTAAAAGAATAAGGATATTATAATCAAACTTCTTAATAAAGGAATTTATTTTTAAATTTCTTTTAGAATTATATAATTTTAATTATATGAGGTTCAGGACTGAGGCATTTCGTGCCTTAATTAAAAAAGCAAATGAAAATTTAGGTATGGTATCTGACCCAGCTAAAAAAGCTGAAATTTGTGCATCTTTAGCAATTGCTATTGCAACTACTGGTCTTGTAACAGAAGTAGATGATAAAATAGTAGAAGCAGTAGAAAGTGCAAAAGAAGAAACAAAAGTAACTGGTCGCGAAGCTCTTAAAAAAGAAAATAAAGTAATCGAAGAGCAAGCTCCAGAAGCTACTCCTGCAATTGAAGAACCAGCTAAGGACCGTGATGTAACAGTAGATGACACATGGGACGATGAATACTGGGTAAATCATTTCACTAAAGAATGTGAATACCTACAAAATGCAGTAGAAGAATACGGTGAAGAAGAAATTAACGAAGCAGTTAAATTATTCTCTCAAGGCAACTATCAAACTGTAGAAGATATTCAACCATTTAATATTGTTGCATTTGTAACATATTTAAAAGAGCTTACTGAAGAAGCTTAATTTTTGTTTACAAGACAAAATATAATAAAGTATAATATAAATACAAAGATTATATTTTGTCTTTGTATATAATTTTTTAGGGTGAAAAAGTATATTTGTTTTCACTATTAAATTTTTTAATGCTCTAGATGGCAAGAAAGAAGGTATATTGATGGCAGTACGTAACTCTGTACACCTAATCGGTTTTATTCCAAAATCCGAAAAATTTGTAATCAACTCTAAAGTAAACGAAGAAGAACTTAGTAAATCTTATTATCGTGGTTTCTTGAATGTTCGTCGTGATTTTAAAAATAAAGAAGGTCAATATGATTAGAATTACTATATATGCTCATGATTTTAATTATGAATAAATAGTAAAAAATAGTCCATATATCTAGTGATAGGTATGTGCTAAGACAATCTACGTCTTAGAAATTCATTGAATTGCTGGGAACTCTTAAAGCTTAAAATACTACAACGTAATTTTGAAATATAGATAAACGTGAATGTTGCGAAAGCAGAAAAAAATTTTTAAGATAAGATATGGTTAAATCCTAAGTCTTA